CGGCGAACTTCTCCGCCTCGGACTTGCCGCCCCCGCCGGTCGACTTCGGCGGCGTGTAGCGGACCGGCTCTTCGTAGTAGGAGGCGGCACCGCCGCCGCGCGCGAAGCCGCCGGCAGTGTTCGTCTGGCTCGGCAGCGCTGCCGGCGCCGGCAGGATGCCCTCCGGCACGAAGCTCTTCACCGCGTCCGCCAGCGCGCCGTAGAAGGAGCCGTTCTTCTGGGCCTCGGCCGCCATCTGGGCGGCGGCGTCCGCCAGCGCGGTCGGCATCTTGCCGATGTCGGCGATGATGCCGCCTACCGCGATGGTGATCCTGGTCTGGAGCTTCTCGATCTCGCGATTCGCCGCGGACAGGGCGGCCACCGTCTCGTCCGACATGACCTGGCCGGCGGCATCGGCGCGCTCGCCCAGGTCGTCGAAGCCGCCGGCGAGCTCCGCCAGCAGCGGGCCCATGCGCACGCCGCTCTTGCCGAAGAAGTCGGCAGCGGCGGCCGCCTTCTCGGCGGGGTCGACGATGCCGTTGATGCGCTGCGCGACCTCGACCAGCACCTCGGAGCTGGCGCGAGTCCGGCCGCTGCTGTCGGCGATGCGCACGCCCAGCGCCTCGAACTTGTCGAGCGCGTTGTCGGCGCCGTTCGCCGCCTCGCCCAGGGTCTGCGTGAAGCGGCCGAGCGCCTGCTCGGCCTGCTGCGGCGCCACGTCCGCCTCGGCGGCGGCGTAGCGGAAGGCCTGCACCTGGCCCAGCGTCAGGTTGAGCTGGTCGCCGACCGTCTCCAGGTCGTCGGCGTACTGCAGCGCGTTGCGGCCGGCGCTGACGAACGAGAGCGCGGAGAGACCGACGCCCACCGCCGCCAGCATGCCGGTCAGCCGGCCCCAGCCGCGGCCGACGCGGTCGGCCACCGTCTCGCTCTTCGCGAGGCTGGCGTTGACCTTCTCGACCGCCGGAGCCACCGGTTCGATCTTCGCCTTTGCGTCCTGGTAGGCCTTCTCGACCTTGGCCACGAGCTCGGCGTGGCGCTGCTGCGTCAGGTTGCCGTCGGCCAGCGCGCGATCGAGGACCGCCCGCTGCGCCGTGTACCTCTGGTCGGTGGCGTAGGCCTTGTCGACCGAGCGCTGCAGGCGCTCGATCGCCGTGGCCCCGGTCGTGGTCTTCGCCGTGACCTTCTCTTCGGTCTTGACCAGCTCCTCGCCGGTCTGCGTCAGGCGCTCGTTCGCCTGCGCCGCGGCCTCGGCCTGCTGGGTGTACTGGCCGGCGTCGAGCGTCATCGACGTGGCGACGCGGCGGACGATGTCGGCCATGGCCCGCCTCCCCCGCTACGCCTGTTGCCGTTCCCGCTCCGCGCGGCGCCGCTCGGCCGGCGGCAGGTCGTCGCTATCGCCGGGCGCTCGCGCCTCCAGCCAGGCGAGGTCGAGCGCGGTCAGTGCGTCCAGCTCCCACCGCTCCGGCCAGCGCCGGAAGAGCAGTGCATGTGCCACGTAGTCGAGCGGCGTGATGCGCTGCCAGCCGAAGCCGGTGACGCTCCGGTAGCCGGAGAGTTCCCGGAACCAGTCCCAGAGGTAGAGCAGCTCCTGCGGGAAGGGCGGTACCGGCGGCACCCGACCGCCCTGCCGCGCCAGCCCCTTGAAGTGGGCCCGCCGCGGCGCCTTGAGGTCGCCCTCGCCGATCGCCTGGTCGAGCCAGAACTCGTGCTCGGCCCAGGCCAGCAGCTCGCCGACGAGGGCTAGGCGAAATTTGCCCTGTCGGCCTGGAAGGCCTGCACCTGCTCGCGCACCCAGGCGAGCGCCGGCGCCAGGTAGAAGGCCCTGCGGTTCTCCAGCGTGCAGGCGAGGTCGCCGCGCACCCGGCCGGCCAGGTCGATGATGCGCCAGCCGCAGGTGACCGCGGCCAGGCGCGCCGCCTCGAACTCGGCCGACTGCTGCGCCGAGAGCGGCGCGCGCCCGGCCTGCTGCCGCAAGTCGATCAGCTTCTGGTACTGCTCGCGCTCGAAGGCGAGCGCGGCGGCGCTGTCGGACGAGTAGAGCTCGATCCACGCCGGCTCCGCGCCCTCGGCCTCCGCGCCGGCCTCGAGGATCGGCCGGCGGGTCTTCGGGTGGATGATGACCATGCGTGCCGGCCGGTCGACCGGCAGCTCGAGGCCTGTCTCGAACATCGTGCCGCTGCTCCCGCTCTTCTGCTGTTTCGCCATGCTCAGGCCGCCGACTCGGTGTCGACGATGGCCATCGTCGTCTGCGGCACGCCGGCCGCGCTTCCGACGTACTTCAGCGCCTGGAAGGGCATCGTCTGCGACATCGCCCCCTCGCCGTCGACCGGCTGGTCGTCGTCGCCGAACTTGATGCGCGGCAGGTGGACCACCATGACCGGCGAGCTCGCGTCGCTGTTGGCGGTCATCTGCAGCAGGACCGACACCTCGTTCTCGTCGAGGAACGTCTCGCTGAGGTCGAGGTTCTGCAGCTGGAACTGCAGCTGCCCGGTGACCACGGCGCGGCCGAGGTGTATCTCCGGCACCAGGTCCGAACCCCAGACCGCCGCCGAGGTCGGATTCAGGGTGAGGTTGATCGAGCCGCCGGACACGATGCCGACCTGCGTGCCGCCGACCAGCACCAGGCCGCCCACCGCGGTGTAGAGCGGCGTCGTCGTCTCGGCCGCCGGCGAAGAGAAGTAGGGCGAGGAGCCGGTGGCGAAGACCTTCATGTTGCGCGGGACCATCGGGAACTCGGCGGTCGCCATCCCGGTGGCCGGCAGCGCCAGGTTCATCCCGGCGACCCGGCACTCGGTGAAGAGCTTCGACTGGTCGATGTCGGAGAAGTAGTGCTCGACGCCGAAGCGGCGGCTGACGAAGCCGGAGCTGGGCATCTCCAGGCGGCGCCCGGCGCGCGCCACGTCGAACTCGGTGTCGGGCGTGTTGTCCGTTGTCGGCGCCGGGTAGACCGAGACCTCGCGGTTGCTGGTGCCGCCGAAGCCGGTGATCATGAAGTTCTTCGCGTTGTTCGCCGTCGCGGCCAGGCCGGAGAAGCGGATCACGTCGCCGACCCGATAGCCCTCCGCCACCGGGTCGCCGCCGGCGAAGGTGAACTTCGAGGTCGCGTTGTCGCTGACCGCGCTGGTGAAGTCGCTCTCGTCGCTCGCGAGCGCGCCGGACCAGTCGGCGCGGAAGGCGCCGGCCATCAGGTCCTGGTAGGTCTTCCCCGACAGTTCGCCCGAGATCGAGCCGCTGCCGCGCCGCGTACCGTGCCGGAAGTCGGCGATCTGGCGGTCGCTGCGCACCTCGGCCGACTGATAGGTGTCCTTGCCGAGCTTCAGCGTCGAGCTGACGCGGCGCAGGATCTGCCCGCCGCTGGCGCCGGGATGTGTGCCGGTGTCGGGGTCGACCGCCGGGACGATGACTCCGTCGGAGTAGGCCTTGTAGGCGACCCGGGCGCCGACGCCCTCCGCGATGGACATGGCTCTCTCTCCCTGTCTGTCGGGTTCAACCGACCCGGTCGAATTGGAATGCGATGGCGACCGGCACGCGCCAGTAGTTGCCGTCGTCGGCGGCGCTGCCCTGCCCCTCGATCGCCGCCGAGAAGCAGCTCACCCCGCCGAAGCGCGCGCCGCGGAAGATCCCGGCGAAGTCCTCGGCGTAGCCCAGCGCCGTCTGCGTGCCCGTGTCCCGGGGCACCAGCACGTGCGCCACGATCTCTCCGGAGTGCCGCCAGAGGTTGGCGCCGCGGCCGCCGCCGTAGCCGGCGATGGTCTCGCCGAGCCCCACGATCTCGACATGGACGAAGGCCGCCGGTGCGTCGGGCAGCAGCGCGTAGTCGTTCTCCCAGCGCAGCGGCACGCCGTGCGGCCAGGCGCCGACGGCACGGTTGCGGATCGCGAGCGCCGCGGCCTTGAAGTCCATCGGCGGCGCGCTCCCTAGATCGCGTCGATGAAGATTGCCGGGTAGCGGATCGCCGTCCCGGCCTTCTGCTCGCGCTCGCGGATCCGCGTGCCGCCGCCGCGCTTCTTCGAGACGCCGGTGCCGTAGTGCGAGGCGAGCTTGCCCTTGGTGACGTAGGCGCCCTGCAGGTCGACGTAGCCGAAGGTGATCTTCGCCACGTTGCGGTAGATCGCCCTGAGCCGCGCCGCCGAGCGCTCGTAGATCCTGGGCTGCACCTTCATGACGAAGGCGCGGCCGCTCTTCGTCCGGCCGATCTCGATGCGCCTGGCGTAGACCACCGGGTTCGAGAGCAGCAGCCGATCGCCGGGCTTCAGCGCCGGCAGCGCCTCGACAGCGGCGCCGTTGACGAACGCGCTGTGGCTGTCGCGGTAGGCGCCGCTGTCGACCGGGCTCGTCTGGCGCAGCATCGCGAGGCCGGCCAGCGCCACTTCCTTCCGGTAGTCGTAGAGGGTCACGATCTCGCGCGTCGCCTGGTCGAGCGGCTTGCCGCGCTGGCCGTCGACCGCGTGCACGAAGTCGGGCTCGACCGGCTCGCGCTGCCGCGACTGCGTCAGCACCTCGCGGTGCGCGGCCAGGTGGGCTTCCGCCAGGGCCTGCGCCGCCGGCCGCCCCGCCGCGTCGTCCAGGGTCAACTGCAGCGTGCGCTCCAGCACCCGGAGCTGCTCGCGCTTCAAGGGATCAGCCCTTCACCGTCAGGATGTGGCACCAGACCTCGGTGCCGTCGAGCCGCGTGTCGACGTCCTCAACGATCCAGACCTTGCCGCCGGCCTCGGTCAGCCGGTCGCCCCGCTTCGGCGGGCCCGGCCAGGCGGCCGCGACGATCTCGCTGTTACCGATCCGGATCGAGCGCACCCGCTGCTGCTGCGCGCCGACCAGGTCGCTGCCGGCAGAGCCGAAGACCTTGCCGCGCACGGAGACCGCGGTCCCGTAGCCGCCAGAGCCGTTCGGCCGAGCCAGCGACAGCGGCTGGCCGTGGTCGGCCAGGATGGCGTCGAACCGCGCGCGGTCCATGGGTGTCAGCCGGGGAAGGGATTGCGATAGGGGGTCAGCAGCTCGGCTGTCGTGGCCAGCAAGCCGCCTTCCGACTCCATGCCGCCGACGGCGCCCGGCACGGCGTAGCCCACCGAGTAGACGTCGGGCACGTCCTCGGAGCGCAGCAGCGGATCTCGACGGCGCGAGAACCACGCCACCTTGCATTCCTCGAGGCACGCCGCCTGCACCTCTTCAGGTACCGTCGGCGAGACGTTGTCGAAGCAGAGCCACCCTGCGACGAAGGTGACGACGATCTTGCGCGACGACCAGGCGATCGGCGTCTCGCCGTCGCTGGCGATGCGCTCGACTATCGCCGCACCGCCCTGCAGCCGGTAGTCTGTGCTTGACAGGGCGACGCCGTTCTCGACGATCGAGGTGACCGAGACCACCGGCACGCGCCACGGCAGCAGCAGGGCGGGCTGGCGATCGCGCGCGGTGGCGAGGAAGGTGACCTCGAGGGTCTCCTGTCCGAACGTGCGGCCGCCCACCTGGTCCTGCGCCAGGCGGCAATAGGCAGCCATCGCCGCCGAACGGCGCGCGATCACCTTGCCGAGCTCGGTGTCGCTGCCGCTGTCGGCGATGCCGAGCTGCGCCTTAAGGTCGGCCAGCGCCGCGAGCTTCTTGTGGGTCGCGGCCACGGTGACCTGCAGGCGCCAGTCCATGGCTGTCGCCTCAGGCCTGCGGGCTGGCCTGCGCCGCCGCCAGCGCCTCGGCTTCCGCCTTCGCGGCCGCCTCGCGGCGCTCCAGCTCCGCCTCGATCGCCGCGATGGCGCTCACCTTGTTGACGATCTTCGCGTCGGAGACCTTGGCCGCCAGCGCGGCCAGCTCGTTCCACTTGAGATCGCGCCAGTCCTCGGGGATCTCGACCGACGCCGGGTCTTCCTTGGGCTCCGCCGAAGGCGCAGGCGGGGACGCAGAGGTCGCACGCCGGACATAGCCTTCCCGTTCGAGTCCCGGCACGAAGCGCTCGGCCACTTCGACCTCTGCGCCGGCCGCCAGCAAGCGCCCGTTAATGCCGTCCTCGGCGAAGGCGAAGGCGCGAATCACGACGATGCGCATCGGTCGGTCTCCCTGGTGCCGCGCCTACTCGATGACGTAGGTGATGTTGAAATCGATGTGGGTCGCGGTCGTCACCGGGTCGCCGGTAACGCCCACGTTGATCGCGGTGCCGGCGTCGTTCGCGACGTAGGAGACGCCGCCCGCCAGCACCGTGGCGCCCGAGCCGCCGTCCTTCAGGACGGTGTTCTGGGTCAGCGAGCCCTGGGCGAAGGCGACCAGCTTGCGGGAGGTGGAGAGCGTGCCGAGCACATCGACGGTGGTGACAGCGCCGGCGGCGCCGCCCACCGCGATGGCCGTGCAGGCCACCATGCGGTAGCTGCGCCCGGCGATCGCAGGCAGCAGCTCGCCGCCGGCGTTCACCTCCGCGATCGTGAAGCGCGCCCGCTTGTTGTGCAGGATTGCGCCGTTCTCGTCGCTGATGTGACCGCCCGCCTTGACGACGAGCTCGTCGCCGCCCTGCTTGCGATAGACCTTCGGCTGATAGCCCGACATGGCTCGTCCTTTCCGTTGGCTGCAGCGGCCCCCGCCCCGCCAAGGACGGGGGCCGCCTATCCCCCGAAGGGGAACGGGGTTGTTGAGATCGCCGCCGATCAGCCGGCGACGGAGGTGCTGGCCGACACAGTGGCGCCCTGCGCGGCGCCCGTCGGCAGGAGCTTCGGCTTCAGCAGCACGACGCTCTCGCCGAAGGCGATGTTGGCCGTCGCGCTGGTCAGCACGCCCTGCAGGTAGCGCTTGGTGGGGTTCACCACCTCGACGATCAGCAGCGTGTTGTTGATGTCGTCGTTCACCGCGCAGGTCTTGGTCGCGACGGCACCGCTCACCGCGGCCATGCCGCTGTCGGAGTCGGCATCGTTGTGCTCGACGGTCAGGGTAGCGACGCCGGTGGCGACGCTGTCCGTGATCGGCGTGACGAACATGGCCGCCTCGTAGTTGGCCATGTCGATACGGCTGGTGTTGCTGTCGGTGTTGTTGGCGGCGGAGACCCCCGCCTTCACCCAACGCGCCTCCAGGTTCTTCAGCAGAGCGTGCATGTTCATGGTCGAGCCCTCCTTTCAGGGCTGGTCTTGGGTCACGAAGGCGCGACGGCGCCGTCCGCCGATTCGCCGGGCGGCGCCGCGCTCGATCGGAGGGTCCCGGGCGATCAGCTCGCCGAGATCACCATCAGCTTGAGGGCCTCGAAGCTCGTCACGTCGCCGCCCACGCGCTTGCGAGCGTAGAACAGGACGAAGGGCTTCGCGGTGAAGGGGTCGCGCAGGACGGTGATGCCGAGGCGATCGACGATCGTGTAGCCCGCCTTGAAGTTGCCGAAGGCGATCGGCAGCGCGGCCGCCTGCACGGTCGGCATGTCGGCCGCCTCGCGCACCGGGTATCCCAGCAGGACGCTGGGCTTGCCGGCCTCGAAGCTCGGCCGCCAGATGTACTGCCCGTTGCCGTCCTTCAGCAGCAGTAGCGCGCCGATGGTGGCCCGGCGCATCAGCCAGACGGCGCCGGCGCTGTAGAACTCCTTCAGCGCCATCGTGACGTTGATCAGGCCGTCCGCGGTGACCGTCGTCGCCGCGCCGCTGGCGACCTGCTGGATCTGACCGCGCGACGCGGTCCCGGCCGGGTAGGTCAGGAAGCCACGGGGCTTCTTGATGCCGTCGCCGGAGACAAAGCCGGTCGCCTCGACGCGGCCGAACTTCTCGCCGATCTTGCGCATCAGCCAGCCTTCGACGTCGACCGAGGCATCCTCGAGGAGCTTCTGCGTCGCCTTCGGCTGCGCATAGAGCTCGTGCACGGGGATGCGCTGCACGCCGATCTGCGGCGTGCCGGTGACCCCACGGGTTTCCTGCTCGCCGACCCAGCCGGCGTCGGCCTCGCCGTCGTCGATCGGGTACTCGATGGAGTCGGTGCCCACCGTTTCGACCGTCGCCAGCTCGCGCATCGGCGAGGACTCGTAGGCGATGGTCAGCAGGCTCGCCGACTGCGCCGGCGGCACCCAGTAGCCGCCGTCAGGATCGCTGCCCACCAGCAGCGTCTTGCTCTCCACCGCGCCGGCATCGCGGCGCAGGTAGAGCGGGAACGCCTCGCCGTAGGCCTTGATGCCGGCGAAGTCGGCGTCGGTGGCGGCGCTGGCCTGGCCGACGTGCAGCTGGCCGCGGCGGGCCAGCGACATGCGATGGAAGCCCTCGGCCTGCTTGCGCTCGACGTCGGACGGCCCCGCCTCGCCGGGTCCGCGCGGCCGGTTGAGCTTCAGCTCCAAGCCGTCGACGCGCTCCGTCACCTTCTTCTCGAGGGCGCCCTGCTTCTCGGTCACGGAGGCCGAGAGCGCGTCGATCTGCGCCTTCACCTCGGGGCCGGTGGCACCCTTGCCGGCGAGCTCGCGGACCTCCTTCAGGTCCTTCTCCATGGAGGTCTTCAGCGACTTCACGTCGTCGCCGAAGCCCTTTATCTCATTCTTGATCTCCTGCAGGACCGTGGGGTCCAGCGTGTTGTTCTCCATCGTAAGGTACTCCTTGGTTTGAGTTTGCGGGCGGAGCCGCTAGGGGGCGAGGCGTGCGCCGCGCACGTCCGCGAGCAGCTCGGTCAGTGCCGCCGAGGCCTCGTCCCGAGGAGGCGTCACCGGAGCTCCCGCGTCACGCTGGAGCTGTTCCTTGAGGATGGAGACGGCCCGGCGGCTGTCCCGCTGCGACAGCCCTCCGTCGCGGAGGGCCTCCTCGAGGTCGCGCAGTCTGAGGGGGTTGAGCAGGCTCTTCACGTCCGCGACACGTGCGGCCGGGTTCGCCGGCATGGTGACCAGGCTGACTTCGAGCAGCTCGATCTTCTTCAGCGTCCGCCGCGGCTCGTCGGGCTTGGTGCCGACCGTGAACTCCTTGGCGATGTAGCCGATCGACAGCCCGTCGAAGGCCGGCCGCGGCGTCATCTTCAGGAGTTCGTAGGCCTCCTTGCCGCGCTGGGTCCCGAGCGCCAATTTGCCTTCGACGAGGAGGCCGGTGTCGTCCTCCGCCATCGAGGTCCAGATCCCGATCGGCGTCATGTCCTCGGCGCCCATGCCCCAGCCGCCGTGCTGCAGCAGCATCGCCGGCCAGTGCCCCGTCTTCTTCGCCTCGCGCACCGTCTCGCGGAAGGCGCCCTTGGTGACCGTGTCGCCGTAGTAGTCGCGCACGCCGAACACCGAGCCGTAGCCGGTGAAGGTGCCGGTGTCCTTGGCCTCGTCGAACTTCACCTCGACCAGGCTGCAGCTCATGCGACCCATCATGTCGGGGGCTCCTCTGGATCGGCCGGCGGCGGAGGCGGGGGCGGCTCGTCGGCCGGATCGTCGTTCGGGTCGGCCATGTTCAACGGCACCCGGTACTGATCGCCGCCGTCGTAAGGGTTCAGCTCTTCGAGCTCGCGGATCTCGTTCGGGTTCAGCACGCCGATGCCGTAGAGCTTCGTGTAGAAGTCGGCCCTCGCCTTCGCGTCGCAGAACAACAGGCCCTGCACGGAGAACTTGGCGAAGAGCCCCTGCCCGGCCGGCACCACGTCGCGATCCAGGGCCTGCTCCCAGCGCTCGAACCACGGGCCCAGCGAGTGCGTCACGTGGGCCTGGGTGAAGGCGAGCGCCGAGGCGAAAGTGGCTGCCTTATCACTGTGACCGATCATCAGAGGGAACACCCTCAGCGCGCGACAAATTTCCTCAATTTGGAAGCGCCGCTGCTCCAGCGCCTGGGCATCGACGCCGGTCATCGCCATCGACTGCCACTTGATGCCGTTGTCCAGCACCGCAGTCTTGAACGCCCGGCTCACGCCCTCCTGCTGCTGCTGCCAGCCGTCGCGCAGACGCTTGACCGCCGCATCGTCGAGCGGCTTGTCGGTGCTGAGGATGCCGCCGGGCCGGGCACCGTTGCTGAAGAGCCGCGCGTGGCTCTCCTCGAGCGCCATGCCCAGGCCGATCGCTTCGCGCGCCTGGCTCAGCATGTCGAGCCCGCGAAAGCCATCCCAGCTCGGGCCGCGCACCTGAAAGATCAGGTCCTGGTCGAAGGCGCCGATCGAGCGCCCCTGTGCATCCCGCAGGTCGTAGACCAGTCGCCAGGTGACGGGATCCTGCGTCACCTTCAGGTTGCCGGGCACGACGGGCAGCAGCTCGCGGACCTCGCCGCCCACGACGTTCTTGACCGCGTAGCCCGCGCCGCAGAGGACGGCATGCCAGGTCAGGGTCTCGCGAAACTCGAACGACGTCATCCAGCCGTTGGGCCGGCGGTGCAGCACGTCGTAAAGCCGCAGGTCCTCTGCAGAGGCCTTGCCACGACCGCCGGCGTCCGACCGGTACAGCTTGAGAGGCACCTGCGCCACGCCCTCGGCGAGCACCCTGGCACAGGCGAGAACCACCGCTACGCGCAGCGCGGAGTCGAGAGAGACGCTGATGCCGGTCTTCGACTGCTGCATCTGCCCGACGAGCTTCGACCAGACGTCCCAGCCGGTCGGGTCGCCCGAGCTTCTGCGCTCCACCAGCCTGCCGAAGATCCCGCGCATCAGGCGCCACCCCTGGAGAGGGCGACAGCCGCCGCCAGGGCGAGCAAGCCACCGACCATCCAGCCGGCAGGCTCCCACGCGAGCCCGGCGCCGTAGGCGATAGAGGCGGCGCCGGCGACGCCGACCAGGTCGCGCAGCAGCACCGGCAGTGCGCCGGCAGCGCGCCGCGCCGCGGCTTTCAGCCTGCCCTTGGCCATGCCGCCCCTCCGCGTCAAAGCACCAGCAGCTCGCCCCGATCGAGGTAGGAGCGCCGGCCCTGGTTGCCCGAGGCCGCGCCGATCGCCATCGCGAGGGCGACGATGCCGTCGATGCGGCCGGTCGAGCGCCGCTTGGTGAAGACGCGATTGCCTTTCGCGTCGGCCTCGAGCACGGCAGAGGCCGAGCACCAAGTCAGCGCGGGGTTGCGTTTCACGTGGAGCTTGGACTGCAGCACAGCCTGTTCCAGCACGTCGACCGAGCGCGGCATCCAGAGCTGCCCCTCCTTGGAGCCGCCTTGGAAGCCCTGGCTGTGCGGCACCAACGGCAGGTTCAGCCCGGCCGCCTCCAGCTCGCGGCGCAGATCCTCGATCCGCCAGGGATCGAAGGCGACGCTCTCGATCTCGAAGAGCGCGTTCAGCTCGCCCAGCCGCTGCACCACCCAGGCGTAGTCGATCGACTTGCCCGGGACCGCGGTGATCTGCTTGTCGCGCACCCAGACGTCGTAAGGCACGCGGTCGCTGAGGGCCCGCTCCTTGAGGGTGTCGGCAGGGGTCCAGAACTCGACGAAGGCGTCGTGGCCGTGCGGCTGGTTGAATACCACCCCCAGCGCCGTCAGGTCCTTCTTGGCCGAAAGGTCGATCGCGAGCGAGCAGCGCTGGCCGCGCAGCTTCTCGATCTCGAAGTCGATCTCGCAGCGGCGCCAGAGCGTACCGTCAATCCAGGGGTTCGCCGCGTCGACCCACGCGCAGAAGTTCAGCCGCCGGACGATGGATTCCTTGGCTGGCATGCCGGTCGCTTCGCGGACCTGCTCAGCCAGGTACTTCTCGGTGATCGAGACACCGAGTAGCGGGTTGGCCTTCAGCCAGACCGCCGGGTCGCGCCAGTCGTCGCCCTCGTCGAGCGCACACACGTAGGCGAACCAGCTGTCGTCCTCGAAGGTCTCCTGCAGGATACGGATCGAGTAGTCGTGGTGCTGGTAGCAGACCGACAGGCGGTCGACGCCGCTGTTGGTGATCTCGAGGAGCAGCGCCTGGGTGCGGCCCTTGGTACCGGCGCGCAGCTTGTCGACGACGACGGCGTTCGGATGGACGTGCAGCTCGTCGACCGCGCCGAAGTGGACGCGCTTGCCGTCGAGCGTCTTGCCTTCCGAGGAGATCGGCCGGAAGAAGCTGCCAGTCTCCGGGTAGGCAATGTTGAATACTTTGCGCCGACCAGAGAGCGTCAGGCGGCGTCGCAGCGCGGGCGAGCGCTGCACCATCTTGACCGCATCCTCGAAGAGGATGTGCGCCTGCTCGCGGGTGGTCGCCGCGGCGAAGCACTGCGCTGCCACTTCGCCGTCGGCCGAGAGCATGTAGAGGCCGATGCCGCCGGCGAGCGGCGACTTGCCGTTGCCCTTCCCCATCTCGACGTAGGCGGTGCGGAAGCGGCGGTAGCCGTCAGGTCCCTTCCACCCGAAGAGCGAGCCTACGATGAAGGCTTGCGAGGGCTGCAGCACGAAGGGCCGGCCCGCGTGCTCGCCCTCGGCCAGGCGCAGCACCGCGGGGAAGAAGTCGATCGCGCGCTGTGCGGACGCGATGTCGAAGCGCAGGCCGCGCTTCGGACCCTCCTCCAGGTCCTTGAGGTGCCTCGCACCGGCAAGCCTTACCCAGGGGCCGGCGACGATGCGCCCCGCGACGACGTCGCGTGCATATCGGGTGACCGGATCGTTGAGCGGGCTAGCGTTCTGGCTTCGCGAAGAACCTGTCGGTTTCCTCGCCATCGCCGTCCCCGCCACCGCCGCCGCCGCCGATGATCGCCAGTCGCTGGCGCGCAACGGGCGAGAGGCCGAGCTCGCCGGCGAACTTGAGCATCAGCTCGAGCGAGCGGTTGGCGATGCCCACCCACGGCGACTGAATGTCGAGACCCTTCTGCGACTTCCGCACTACGCCCAGCGCGGCGAGCCGCTGCTCGGCTTTGACCCAGCGCGCGTAGCAGATGCAGTAGGCGGCCAGCACCGCGCGGTCGATCGGCGCCACGACTCCCATCGCGACCAGGCCGACGATGACGCGATCCCACTCGGCGCGCGCCTCGCCCTTCACATGCGCCGGCCGCTGCGGCGTTCCCGGCGGCGGCTTCGGCGGCTGGTGGATC